TAATGATATTGTATTCAACACTGAGAAGTTCTGGCAACTGTGTGATCTCGCAGTACCTGGTCCTGACAAAGACGGCAATCCTCAAGATGAGCGAATGATCGCAGCAGGTTGGTATGCCACCGAAGACGGACATACTACCAGCGTCGCTCACTGGCTCGATGAAGAAGACTTCCGTAAGAACGGTGGTGTTATGAATCACGAGACCTGTGAGACCATGAGCAAGCGTCGTAAACCCTTTACTGTTGACTACACTGGTTTCGGTTGGGTCATGATCAAGAACGGTGTCTTTGAGCATCCTGAGATGACTTATCCTTGGTTCGCTCCTCAGATGCAAACCTTTGAGGATGGTAAAGTACAGGATATGTGTGGAGAAGATGTGTCCTTCTGTTTGGATGCAAAGGCAGCAGGTATTGTGACCTGGTGTGATCCTCGTATCCGCGTTGGGCACGAAAAGACTCGTGTTATCTGATCTAAGTATTTTCTAAGGAGTTATTATGGCAAAGCGTTCACTTTCTGGTGGTAATCATGTTGAGGGGAAACCCAAAACAACTCGTCAGGGGAGTTCAAAGAATACGAAGTATGCGGCAACATCTCGTAACCCCGCTCGTAAAAAGTACAGAGGTCAAGGTAAGTAAATAGATATAGAAACTGAGTGTTTTATGTCTTGTTTAATCACAAATCTTCCTTCACAAGAAGTTTGGGTTCGGAAAGAATATCTAACTGATCATCAAAGTGGATGGGGAGAGTTTGTAAAGGGCGTTTGGGTTTCGGCTAAGTCGATTCCTGGACGCGCTTTTTATTTTGAGACATATTTACCAGAATATGCTGCAATGTATGATAAGTTACCCATCAGTGCCTTCTTGTCTCGTCCAGAGACTCCTGATCCTGATATGAGTCTTCCAAATCTACAGTTTTGGAACTGTATGGACTATGGTGTAGTAAGTATTGATAAGAAATTCATTGGTTCAATGGATTTTGAGTGTTATACAAGAGATCATGGTATTCAAAAAGGCACTTATGTCTGTACAATTGATAACTATCATCATGATCCTGACTATGTTGATTGGGCAACGAGTGAAAATCCAGCAGAACATAAGTCTCACAACCTAATTGAACTGAATAATGGTCAATATGCACTGTATCCAAACAACAGATTACGCATTTTTGACAATAGTTTGACTCCTGTTGATCCCAAAATGCCTGATTTTAAGGTTTCAACTCAGTGGTATCAGGTAGAAAACGGCAATGACCGCCTTGGAATGGGTCGTGAAGACGAATATTTCTGGAAAACAGCAAAAGAACGGGATAGCAACCCCGAAAAAAGTTCTGATTTACCAAAATCAGAGGAAAAAACCGATGGGACTACAAAAAGTTGACAAAAGTCAAGAGTTCATTAAGTCTGGAATGACTCTTATTACCGAAGTTGATAGCGATAAGTACTTAAAAAACTGTAAAAGTTATGAGGTTCCTAAAAATAGGATGTCTCGCCCCTGTGGAGGAGCAGGTGGGTTCGATGATTTCGTTGAAAGATGGGTTGATTAATCATAAAATACTGTCTAAATAAGACAGAATCATAGTATTTTCCTATAAATGCCTTTAGAGGGAGTTAGTCGCGGGTTTAAAGACATTAGTTTTTCATTTCGTCAGCATCCAATCACTGGTGATTTGGTAACTTTGACGAATGAAAATGCTATTGGGCGTTCTGTCCGCAATTTAGTGCTGACAAATCTCTCTGAAAGACCGTTTCAGCGTCTAGTTGGTACTGATATTCAGAAAGCAGTGTTTGAAAACTTTGATTCAATCACTGCTAGTATCATTGAGACAAGAATTCGTGGCGTTTTGGTGAGTTATGAACCAAGAGTATCTGTAGGGGAAATCAAAGTATTCCATAATAATGACTCTGGTACTGTTGAATGTGCAATTCAATATGAAATCATTGGACAATCACAATCACTTCAAGAGATCACATTTGCATTAGAGTCTGTTCGATAAATGGCACTAGTAAATTTTACAAATCTGGACTTTGACCAGATAAAAACACAAATCAAAGATTATTTGAGGACTAACTCAAATTTCAGTGATTTTGACTATGAAGGATCTAACTTAGCGATCCTGATAGATACTCTTGCTTATAATACTTACATTAGTGCATACAATGCTAACATGGTTAGCAATGAGGTGTTTATTGATAGTGCAACTTTAAGAGAAAATGTGGTTGCCCTAGCAAGAAACATTGGATATGTACCCAGATCAAAAACTGGTGCTCGTGCTACCGTTTCATTCTTTCTGGATACTTCAAACCTCAGCACAAATCCAGTTCAAATCACTCTTAAGAGGGGCGTAGTTGCCACTACAAGGGTCACTGGATCCTTTTCCTATACATTCACCATACCAGCAGATATTACCGTCCCTGTAGAGGATAATATCGCATACTTCAATGATGTTGACATTTATGAAGGAACCTACTTAACACAAACCTTTACTGTTAGCACAACGAATCCAAAGCAGAGATTTATACTTGATAACGCAAATATTGATACATCTTCGATTCGTGTAAGTGTTGATGAAGATGGAACTGGTCCACTTCAAGCAGTTACCTACACATTAGCAAATAGTTTATTTGAAGTTACATCATCATCAAGAGTTTTCTTCATTCAAGAGATTGAAGATGAAAGATATGAGTTAATCTTTGGTGATGGTGTATTTGGTAAGAAGTTAGAAGCAAATGCAAAGATAACCATTACATATAATGTAACACACGGTGAAAGTGCCAATGGATCATCTACATTTAGTTTTAGTGGTAGATTAGTTGATAATGATGGAAATGTCGTGAATGAGGCAACATCACTGCTCACGACTACACAAACAGCAGTGGGTGGATCAAATATTGAATCTATCGCTTCTATCAAGAAGTATGCTCCAAAAATATATGCATCTCAAAATCGTGCGGTGACTGCGAATGACTATGAAGCACTTATACCTCAGATCTATTCAGAAGCTGAATCTGTATCTGTCTTTGGTGGTGAAGAACTCAATCCACCAAGATACGGTAAAGTTTACATTACCATCAAACCATCGTTCGGTCCATTCGTACCTGAAGGAATTAAAAATAACCTCAGAAGAGAGTTAAGAAAATATAGTGTTGCAGGTATTGTTCCTGAGATTGTTGACCTGAAATATCTTTATCTTGAGTTGGATTCTTCTGTATATTACAACCCAAATCAAGCACCAAGTCCAAACTATGTTCTTGCGATTGTCAAGGAAAATCTCCAGGCATACGCTGATTCTACTGAGTTAAATAGATATGGTGCAAGATTAAAATATAGTAAACTCGGTGGTTTGATTGACAACTCACACGAATCCATTTCTTCAAATATTACAACTGTTGAGATGCGTCGTGATCTTCGTGCAAGACTTAATGAGTTTACAGAATATGAGATTTGCTATGGAAACCCAATCAGAGTAAACAGAAAAACTGGATACAATATTCGTTCTTCTGGATTTAGGATTGCTGGCGTGAATGATACGGTTTATCTATCTGACTTGCCTAATGCTGATGAAAAAACAGGTTCTATTTTCTTCTTTAGATTACTTGCAAATGACCAAGTAAAAATTGTAAGAAGATCTGCTGGAATCATTGATTATGAGAGAGGGGAGATTCTCCTAAATCCAGTAAATATAACAGGATCTGTTGTTGTAAGAGGTGCTGAACTCGTTGAGATTTCTGCAAGCCCTGTATCTAATGATGTCATTGGATTACAGGATCTTTATTTGCAGCTAGATATAAGTAATACCTCAGTTGATATGGTTACTGATGAGATCACATCTGGAACTTATCCTTCTGGATCAAACTATGTCATAACCCCAAGCTATTCCACAAGAGGCTTAGTTAGAAAGTAAAATACAATGGTAAAAAGAGTTAAAACAAGTTCTATCGTCGAGAGTCAACTCCCTGCGTTTGTAAGGGAGGATTTTCCTCTTGTAGCAGAGTTTTTACAAGAATATTATAAGTCACAAGAAAATGAAAGTGGTACTTTAGATATTCTTCAGAATATTGATAAGTATGTGAAAGTTGAGGAGATGACAAACCTCAACCATGAAACTACTCTGACATCCAATATTACTCGTTTTAGCACAACAATCAATGTTGAAGACACTAGCGATTTTCCAGATAACTATGGTCTGATTCAGATTGACTCTGAGATCATTACATATACTGGTAAAACAACCACATCATTTACTGGATGCGTTCGTGGTTTTTCTGGTGTTAGTTCCTACAAGAGTCAAAACAGACCAGATACCCTAGTATTTTCAGATACAACTGTTGCAACTCACACAAGTGGAGCAACAGTTACGAATCTCAGCATTCTTTTTCTCAAAGAGTTTTTAAGAAAGACAAAAATTCAGGTAACTCCTGGATTTGAAGATAGAGAGTTATATTCAGGCATTAATCAAAATCTGTTTATTAAGCAGGCAAAAGATTTTTATCAATCAAAGGGAACTGATCAATCCTTTGAGATTCTTTTCCGTGCGTTGTATGGTGTTGATGTAGAAATCTTAAAACCAAGAGATAATCTGCTTCAACCATCTGATGCACAATACAGTGTAACACAAGACTTAGTTGTAGAAGTAATCTCTGGTGATCCATTAAATCTTGAAAATAAGACTCTTTTCCAAAATGCAGGTAGAGGTTATCAAGAAGCAAGAGGATCTGTAACTAAGGCAGAAAAGTTTAGTAGAAATGGAAAAGATTACTACAAACTGAGTCTTGATTATGACTTTGATAAGGACATTAATGTCTTTGGATCTCTCTTTGGAGATTTTCAGATTCATCCAAAAACTAAGGTTATCACTGCAGTTTCTGCAGGATCAACTGTCCTTGATGTTGATTCAACCGTTGGGTTTGGAACAACAGGAACTCTTGTAGTTAATAGTGCTGCTGGAACTCCAACACTTGTTTCTTATACATCAAAAACACTTAATCAGTTTTTTGGTTGCTCAGGAACTCCAGATGTTGTTTCTGAAACTGAAGCAAGAGATAATGCTTTTGCTTATGGATATGAAGGTCCAGGACAAACCAATCCTATTACAGTTAGAATTGGTGCAGTTTTATCTGAAGTTGAGTTTGATCCTAATACCAATGGGTTGAAGGACGATGACATTCTAAAAATCAAGTCTCTTGGTAAAAGAGCAACGGATTCAAAATCAAATAACTGGGTATTTAATATTCCAGCAGTATATGATGCTGCTTCCGTAAGTCTTGTAGATATCTCAGATTATACTTATAAGTTCACTACTTATGATAGGATTACTCTGTATGATGGTGATTCAGTTGATATTCTTTCATCAACAGGTATTAGAATTACATCCCAGATAACATCCATTGAAAATGAAAATACTTTTCAAGTTAGAATCGGTCAAGCGATTGATGAAAGTCTGTCTTATACAGTAAGTAAGAATCTTTCAAAGGTTAACGCAACTAACTTCCCACAAGCAAATAATAATAACGCAAATGTTCAGAATGTATATCTGGACTCGAATAATGATGTTTATGTCACATCACCTTCTCTTCCCGCATACTTTAGACAAGAACTAAAAGTAAAGGATAGATCTATTGTTTTTAGTGGTTCATATTCTGATGATGAAGTGATTAATATTGGTTTTCATGGATTATACACTGGAGACTCTGTTGAATATATTCCTGGAAGTGGAACAAATAAGTTAAATATCGATGCAGGAACATATTTTGTAAAAAGAGTTTCTGCAAACGAAGTATCTTTGTACAGAAGTAGAACAAATATTTTTAATAATATCTTTATTGCTATTACTGGAACAGTTACTGATAATAAGTTTGAAAGATTTAGATTATCTGGACAGACATTAGAATCGCAAAAACTTATTAGAAAGTTCCCAACTCCAGAAAACAGTTCTGTTGTTAATCAAACAGCACCAGGACAGATTGGTATGCTGGTGAATGGTGTTGAAATTTTAAACTATAAGTCTCCAGATTCTATTTTCTACGGTCCAATCGAAAAAATTATTGCTACTGCTGGTGGATCTGGGTATGATGTTGTTAATCCACCTATTTTAGGAATCACAGATCCAGTTGGAACTGCTGCTACTGGACTTGTTTCTGTAGAAGGAACAGTTGAAGAAATCAGAGTTTCTGATGGTGGATTTGATTATATTGGTACACCAACAGTCACAATAACTGGAGGTGGTGGTAAGGGAGCAACAGCAGAAGTTGACATGCTTACAGTTAAGCATGTAAATACCTTCAATGCCTTTGGTGACGCTTTCCGTGTAGATCTAACAAATAACACTATTGGATTCTCTTCTTTCCACAAGTTTAGAAATGGTGAAGCGGTCATTTATTCTACAGGAGGTAGTGGAAATGTAGGTGGACTTTCTACTGATTCAAAATATTATGTTTCTACATTAGAAAGTGATACCTATGTTAAGTTCCACTACACTGAAGAAGATGCTATTGCTGGCATTAATACAGTAAACTTAACATCTTATGGATCAGGAACACACTCTGTAACTGCTGTCCAGAGAAAAAGAGTAATCAATAGTGTTAAGGTAACAAATCCAGGAACAGGATATAAAAATAGAGCAGTACATATTAATCCCGAAAAGATTAATGTTTATTCAGATACGATTGATGCGGTGGATCATGGATACAATGATGGCGATCTGATCGTATATACTCCAACAGGATTACCTGCTGATGGATTGATTTCTGGTGCTAAGTATTATGTTTCTAGAGTTAATGATGATCAATTTAGACTTTCTGCTGTTGGAGTTGGAACAACTGTAGCAAAGAATTTTTATTATACAACAAAACAACATGTAAATATCACATCTCAAGGAACTGGTACTCAC